AAAAAACTAAAACTAAAAGCAAAGGATAAATTAAATGAATTTAAGCAAAAGCTTCACGCTTAACGAACTCGTAAAGTCGCAAACGGCTGAACGAGAGGGTATTAATAACAATCCTAGCCAGACGCAAATGGAATCGTTAACAAACTTATGTTATAATATATTACAACCAGTCCGAGACCATTTTGGTCAGCCTGTAACGATCTCCAGTGGGTTTAGATCAGGTGAACTATGCCTAAAAATAGGTTCTAGTTTAAAATCACAACATACCGCTGGCCAGGCGGCCGACTTCGAAATCTTTGGTATTTCCAACCAAGACGTTGCTCACTGGATTGATAAAAATTTAGATTATGACCAGATGATCCTTGAGTTTTGGAATCCAGAAGATAAAAACAGCGGATGGGTACATTGTTCTTATAAAAATCCTGAAGAAAACCGTAAAGAGTTTTTACGAGCATATAGAGATGATAATGGTAAAGTGTGTTATGAAAAATACTCTTATATCAAATATGGTGGTGAAAAAGCAACAAAAGACGAATTAACAGATATGTATGCTGATAAGGGTATATAATAACAGACATAAAGGCTTGACATCTTGTCAAAACTATGTTATATTGGAGATATTATGAAAAGAGAATTTAAATTTATTGAATTAGACAAGACTGTCTTGCCTGACACAAAAGGCAAAAACATAAACGGAACTAGGTTTTACGAAATAGATGGCCAAAATTATCCATCTATAACCTCCGTTTTATCTATAAGATCGAAAGAAGGCCTCCAAAAATGGAGAGATTCCATTGGTGAAGATGTTGCCAAATGGGAAATGGGAAGAGCTGCTCGTAGAGGTAAATCAGCACACACATTAGTTGAAGAATATATTAAAGGTAAAACTCCAAGCGTAAGAGCTGTTTTACCATTAGGGTTATTTAAACTATTAAAACCATACGTAGATCAGATTAATAACATACATTGTTTAGAAACAATTATGTACAGTAAGAAATTAAAAATTGCTGGTCAAACAGATTGTATCGGTGAATATAATGGAAAATTGTCTGTAATAGACTTTAAAACTGCTAATAAATTTAGAGAAGAGTCTTGGGTAGAGAACTACTTTTTACAAACAGCTGCTTATGCTCAAATGTATGAGGATCTGTATGGTACTTCAATCGAACAGTTAGTTATATTGATTGCGAGTGAAGATGGTACTTCACAAGCATTTATTAAAGAAAAGAAAGAATACGACACAAAATTAGTAGAAGCTATAGATTCTTTTTATAAATATTACCAACAAGAAAACATAGATAAAGTCAAGCTCTAAAACTAATTAAATGGCCCACACTCTATCATAAAGGGTCTATGACAAAAAAATTAGGAATATCATTTATAATCGTTACTTGGCTATTTGTAATAGCCTGTACAATAAAGGTAATAGCTGAAGAAAAAGAATATGATGTTTATTCCGCACAAGTGCCAATTATGTGTGGAACACCAGATGTAATAGAATCATATATAACTGATAATAAATTTGTACCAATAAATGTAAGTGCTGGAAGACAAGGTGCTAAATCAGATGGCAAAATTATGTTTCTAATAACTTATTATATTAATGAAGAATCACAAACACTAGCTACTATTGACATACCATCAAATGTAGAGAGATGTATTATTTTTCACACATTTGATTTAATAATGAGTGAAAAATTATTAAATGGAAAAGGAATTTAACGTTGACGACTAGTCAATAACTGGAGAAGACGAGGGGTCAAACCCTCCACCTCCACCACTCTAAACATATTAAGGTATGCTTTGAGGGGGTGAGCGGATAGATTCACAGGTAAACCTAGTTTGAGTTAAATCGCTGATATCGTACTGTCAAAAACATAAATGCTAACGAAAGTTACGCTTTAGCGGCCTAAGCCGTTGGGGTTTGATAGTTTTCCTTGCAACAGAAAAACTATCGTAAATTGCTTAATTATAAGTAATAACAACATAACAAAAAGTAAGAAAATAAATATGAGTCTACAAGGAAAAGTAAAATGGTTCAATTCAACTAAAGGTTTTGGTTTTATTGAAAGAGAAGATAAAGAAAAAGATGTATTCGTTCACGTGTCAGCAGTAAGAAATTCTGGTATGGATGTTTTGAATGAAGGTCAAGCTTTGACTTTTGAAGTTGAAGATGGTCCAAAAGGTCCTTCAGCGGTAAACTTGAAATAAGTAATAAACGCATATGAGGTATGTTCCAAAGGCATACCTTGTATAAATAGGTTTACGTTCATCTTATTAAAGACGGAAGTAGCGAAAGCGAAGGAACGCACCCAACAATTAAAAGGAGGGTGTTATGGAAAATAGACATACTAAAGTATTAACTACGTTTAGTGAAGAACAAAACAAAAAGAAATTAGATAATGTTTTGTTTAAATCCAGAAAAGAAGTTGAGATCAATGGTAATGGCACTTCGGGGTTTGTTGTAAAACACGGTCCCCATAAAGGCAAGGTACTTGCTCACTTCACACAAAAATATAATAATAACTCGTAAAAGGCTTGCCTTTTTGATTGTACTATGTTATATTCTGGAATGAAAAATTTAATTAAGGTTAGTATATTATTATTCCTAACTGGATGTGTTGGTGAAACGTTGTTTACCTTAGGTCCATTTAATTTTAAACAGGCAGATATAATGACCACACCTATTAAAATGATGATAAAAAAAGATTCAATTAAGGTTGACAAAACAGAGCAAAAGTGATATATTAATATAATGAACTCAAAAGAATTTTCACTAACTATAGAATCGCTAGTAAAAGAAAAGAGGTGTTCTTATATGGATGCTGTTGTTTTATATTGCGAAGAACACGAGATTGATACAAGCACGGTATCAAATCTTATTTCCAAACCATTAAAAGAAAAGATTAAACTAGAAGCCACCAATTTAAGAATGTTAAAGTTTCCTAAATGTGGACAGTTGCCGGTGTAATATGTATGGAGGTTTTGATGTATTTAAAGTTTATTTGGGTATTAAACTACATTTCACAACAAACTCATATGATTATGTCAAGTATGAAGGCAAAGTTAATTGTAAATTGGAAACATTTACAAAACGTAATGACAGATACTTTTTCCACAAACTTTCTAAACAATACGATATCAATAGTATTGTCGATTTCTTTGTGGCTAACTTTGTGTACGATAATAAAAAATGGATAGGTAATTTATTACAAAATGATGGACGAGAAATTTATTTGGAATACAGAAAACGTAAAGAAGCATTTATATATCATTTTAGAAGCGATTGTTTGGCTATCTTGGATGATTTTAATGGTCGTTCTCTTTCTTTTAATGACGGTTTCATTTGTGGTGCTGGACAACATCCTAGATTGTTACGCCTACTTATTCAAAAGAAAGCGTCTTTCCAGACCATCATTGTGCTTGACCACTTTCTGTCGTTTAGTAAAAATTGGGATAAAGAAATTACCGAGAAAGTTGTATGGCCTAAAATCTCATCTACGATTGCCAAGTTAAAACCTTTTATACGGTTTAATACAACCGAATGTAAAATGATTATGAAAGAAACATTTGTAACCAAATGAAATCAGTTTTTTGTATAGGTAATGGAGAAAGTAGGCAAAGTTTAGATTTACTTAAATTAAAACCTCACGGCAAGATATATGGTTGTAATGCCCTTTATAGAGATTTTACACCAGATGTTTTAGTGGCCGTTGACCAAAGTATAATGCACGAAATATACCACAGTGGTTATGCTCATAACAATCAATCTTATTTTAGAAATTGGTCAAAATGTCCAGCTGTCATATATGAAAGTATGGTTAGAAGTGGTGCTTCAGATGAAGACCTGAAAGCGGCAAGAGATGGTGGTGCCTTTTACGAAAACAAAAGAACACCAGAAACCAATCAGTTTGTAATGCACGGTTCTAATGTATCTGGTGTGGTCACTATTCTTAAAAAAGATAAATCAAAAGAACTTAAAAATATAAATCAAAATTCAATTAAGATATCTTGGTGTAAAGACAATGACAAATCAAATTGTGTAAATGATGTTTTAGTAGACCAAAAAGATTTTGGTTGGGCTGCCGGCCCCACTTCAGGTTATATTGCTTGTGTAAAAGAACAACCTGATGAA